ATAATATTGGTTATCATAACATAATTAAAATGTCCTCTAGAGCTTTTACAGAAGGATATTACGTTAAGCCTAGATTGGATCATAATTTAATATCAGAGCACTCAGAGGGCGTAATAGTGCTGTCTGGGTGTCTGAACGGGGAAGTGTCACAAGCCCTGCTTAGAAACGATTACAACACGGCATTAAACCATGCTGCGACCATGCAGGCTATAGTCGGCAAAGAGAACTATTTTATTGAGGTTCAAAACCACGATTTAGAAGAATAGAAAAAAATAATACCAGATCTAATAAAGATAGCTAAGACTATTGGGGCCAGAATAGTTCCTACTGGTGACTGCCACTACGTCCATCAGCACGATGCAAAAGCTCATGACATAATGTTGTGCGTTGCTACTAACTCAAATATTAATACTCCTGATAGATTTTCTTTTTCTGGAGATAAATTCTATCTTCAATCATACGATGACATGGCTTCAGTATTTTCTGATGAGTGGTTGAAAAATACTATGCATGTAAATGACATGGTTGATTTAAATTTGAACTTGGGCGAAATTCACTTCCCAGATTTTCCTATACCTACCAATGAAACTTCAACCGAATATTTTGAAAGATTGGCTTGGGATGGATTGAAAAAAAGATATGGTAATCCACTACCTCAAGATATAATCGATAGAGCTAATCATGAAATCAAAGTAGTAAAAGAAATGGGATTCTCCGAATACTTCTTAGTTGTTTCTGATTTAGTTAAGTGGGCAAAAGACAATAGCATTAGAGTCGGCTGGGGTAGAGGTTCTGCAGCGGGTAGTGTTCTGTCGTACGCTTTTGATATTACAAACTTAGATCCAATTAGATTTGGTTTAATGTTTGAAAGATTTTTGGTTGAAGGAAGAAAGTCAATGCCAGATATTGACTTAGACTTTGATGATAGACATAGAGATAAAGTTATAGAATATGCGAGAACTAAATATGGCGATGACAGAGTTGCTCACATATGTACATTTAACAGAACTGGAGCTAGACAGTCATTGCGCGACGCAGCTAGAGCTTTAGGATATGATTTTATATCTGGAGATAAGATAGCTAAGCTTGTTCCGCCTCCTGTCTTGGGCATATCAAAGAGTTTGTCAGAGTGTATGGAAGTAAGTGAGTTTAAAACTGAATATAGTTTAAATAGTGATTCAAAATTAATTGTTGACACAGCTGTTGGATTGGAGGGTCTAGTTCGTCAAACGGGCATACACGCTGCTGGAGTTGTTATTTCCAAAGGCCCACTAACAGACTATCTGCCCGTAATGCAAAAGGGCGTGGATGCTCCATTAGTAACTCAATGGGACATGGGAAGAGTAGAGCAGTGTGGCCTGTTAAAGATTGACTTCTTAGGTTTAAGAAACCTTGGTGTTATAGATTCTTGTTTGAAGCTTATAGAAAAGAATAAACAAGAAATTATTGATATAGAATTTATTCCTTTAGATGATCCAAGAACTTATGAAGAATTGTGTAGAGGTAATTCTGCTGGAGTGTTCCAATTAGAATCATCTGGAATGAGACAGTTGATGGTTCAGATGCAACCACAAAACATAGAAGACATAATGGCTCTAATATCATTGTACAGACCAGGTCCTATGGGTTCTGGAATGGATAAATTATATATAGACAGAAAACATGGAAGATCAAAAATAGCATACGATCATCCTAAATTGGAAAAAGTACTAGGTCCATCGCTTGGCATCATGCTGTATCAAGAAGATGTTCTTGGTGTTTCTAGAGAATTGGCTGGCTTTACATCCGCTGAGGCTGATGACTTACGCAAGGCTATCGGCAAAAAGCAGATGGATAAAATTTCTTTATTTAGAAAAAAGTTTGTTGATGGATGTGTTAATACTTCAGATATATCTGAGGATAAAGCTAATAAAATTTATTCAGATATTGAATACTTTGGTGGCTATGGATTTAACAGAGCACATGCTGCAAGCTACGCCATGATTTCATACACTACAGCTTATTTGAAGGCTAACTATACCGTTGAGTACATGGCTGCTTTAATGAGTTCAGTAGTAGGCAATAAAGATAAGCAAGCGTTGTATCTATCAGATTGTAGAAAATTAAACGTAGAAGTTTTACCACCATCTGTTAACTACTCTGGAATAGATTTTGAAGTTGTTAATAAAGAATCAATAATTTTTGGTCTGTCAGCTATCGACGGCATTGGTGTGTCAATCGCTGATGCAATAGTTGAGTCAAGAGATTTAAATAGTCCTTATGTTTCTCTTCATGATTTCTATAGAAGATGTCATCCATCGGTTCTTAAAAAATCAACACTAGAAAACTTAGCTTTATCTGGCGCGTTAGATGAACTAGTTGGAGATCAAAATATAGAATTAAGTAGAAGAATAGAATTAGAAGTTCTTGAAAAAGAAAAAGAAAAGCTGGGCATCTACGTTACAAACCACCCGGTCTTGGGAATTTGGGATATATTAAAGAATCAAATCTCAAATGAGATCATTGATCTTAATGAACTTCCTGGAGGATCTGCAGTTAAGGTAGGTGGGATTATTGTTTCTAACAAAAAGATGACAACTAAAAAAGGTCAAAAGATGTATAAGTTAGAAATAGAAGATATAACTTCTAGCGTAGAGGTAATCATTTTCCCCAAGAATGCTAAAGATATAAGCGATGACTATTTTAATTCTGGAGATATATTTGTAATAAATGGTTTCTTGAATAAAGAAAGTGATGAAGAAAATTCTGTAACTAAATTATTCTACAACTCATCAGAAAAAGTCGACGCAAAGATATTCTCTGGCGGTAAACCTATAATGCTAGAGATTAGTAGTGAAGTATCTCAAACAACTGTAGAAAAAATATATGATTTGATTTCAAACAATAAGGGAAATAGACCAGTATTTTTAGAAATGATAGATAATAATCGTAAATTTGTATATAAATTTGATATACTAGCATCAGGAAAAGTTTTACCTTTAATTGAACAGATATTAGAATTGGAGATATAAAGTGGCTTTACCAGGAAGCTTTAAGAACCCATCGGAAAGACCATGTTGGACGTACTGTGCGTCATGCAGCAGATGCGGGGACAAGGGTCGTTACACCGAATGCAATAAATGCAGTGGAAGATTTGATCCGCAGGGGATGATTGAAGTAAACAACAATGATTTCTGTGATTGTAAAAATGGTAATCTTCGTTGGACACCTAAGAATGGTGGAAGAAGTTTCATAGTTAAATTTAAAACAAATCCTTTTAAGGGACAAGTAAAGTATGAAAAGAAATCTGAAGACGAAAGAGATTGGGAATCTTACGTTAAAGATATGAGAGAAAAAATGAATGACCCAACATGGAATCCAATTACAATTATAGACGAGGATTAATATGACTAAAAAAGAAAACGGAAGAATGTTATTAAATAACATTACTTTGATTGAATATGGTACAGAAGAAGGAGAGAATCAATTCTTTCTCCAGTCTGGGATAGCTGGCTTTTATGCTTCCGGTGAAGAACTGCGTGACCTACACGCATTGTTGAGCTACTATTATAATATCGATGCCATACACGACACGATAATATCAACACCATAGGAGATAAAATGTCTTGGCCATATATTGAAGGCGATTTCATGGAGATAGGTAATACCGGTTGGGTTTCAGTCGGTGAAGGTAGATTTATAAATATAAATACTGGCCATTCTATAGATGAAAACGGAAAAGAATACGACGAAGAAGGTGCTCTCATAGGTGAGTACGAACCCGAAGAGGAATAAGTGACAATACAATTAAAATCAATAGAAGATTTAGATCCGTTACAAAGATTAGCAATAACTGAATTTTCATATTCAAGAATAGATACTTATAACCAGTGCGCAACTAAGTACTTCTTCTCCTACATTAAGAAAGAACCTCGTTTGTTTGGCGAGGCAGCAACGCTTCGGAAATATAGTCCACGCGGTCTTAGAAAACGTAGTAGACAAAGATAAGCCTCTTGATTATGCAGACATGCATAAAGAGTACGAGGAAAATAAATTTAAGCTTGATCCAAACAATCAGATTTCTGATGAATTAATATCTGTTGGAAAAGTAATCATAGATGAATTTTATGATCAAAATCAAGATACAACATTTGATGTCTACGATAAAGAACACGCTTTTAATTTTGTGATTGGTAATCATTCTATAATAGGTTTTATAGATAGAATAGATGTAGTTGGTGATAGAGTTAATATTATCGATTACAAGACAGGCAAGTGGGAAGTAACCCAAAAGGGAATAGCAGATAACCTTCAGCTCGGCATATACGCACTTGCAGTGTCTAATATAATGCCTGATAAAGAAATATACGCAGAGCTTCATTACCTAAGATCTGGTAGAAGAAAAGGCCATCTTTATACCAAGGAAGATCTTGAGAATGTAAAGATTAAATTATTATCTTTAATTAATAATATTATTGAAGACAATAACTTTACACCAACAGCTAACGTTAGAGCCTGTTCTTATTGCGACCACGCAAAGTCCGGAGCATGTGGGACTGGTGTATTCAGAAATAAGAAAGCAGCTAGGGCATAAAAAAACCCCCGCCAACAATTAAGTTAGCGGGGGTTTTTCTTTACTTATTAGAAAGCAGAATTTGTATCCAATTCAAGATCAATTCCATCGATCTCTGTGACGAGCTTAATTGCTGTCTCTTGAGCGTATGCGTATTCGTTAACCAGGATGTCAATTGACTGCTCCTTGGCTGACTGATGCATGCTGTCCAATAAGGTTCTTGTTGTTACTGTTGATGTTGTCATAGCTCTTATGCTACCATTTCCTTTGTGGTTTTGCAACTTAATAGTTGCTTGTTTTTCGGATAAATATAAAGTATAATATACTTAGTGGATATAACGCAATAGAGGTTACACGATGAAAAGTAGTGTTGTCAAATCAAGGGAATTTTTTCTTTCAAGGTCAAAGCTGAAGAAGCATCCTGATCTTAAAAAGATTCATGTTAAAAAAATAGATGAAGAAATTTTAACCGATGAAGCAAAGAGGCCTACAAAAAATGGCAACGCTTATAAACATACCAAGACTGGTTATAGAAAAGATATAGAATTAAATGTAAGATCAAATTGGGAAGCAAATTTTGTTCGCATACTA